CAGAATACATCGACATCGATTACGGGACCGAAGCCCAGAAGGCCGCTGAAGAGGCTATCAAGCTGACAGAAACACAGATTGAACGGCAGCGGCAGCTTATCAAGCAACTTGCCGATAGCGGAAAAAGTGCAGGTTCGCACTCTCTTGGAGTACGAATCTACGATAGGCTGAACAGCCAGGACTGGGAACGGATATCCAACCTGGTTGGTGAAAAAATCACGCATGAATACCAGTTGTGGGACTTGTCACCTGGACAGATAGAAAAACTGTTGTCAGATGAAAAACTCATTTCTGTACTTGACACCGTAAACAGTGACTTTGTAGAATACCTGCAAAACATTGTTGAATACGGAGAACAGCTCGAAGACATAGCCAACAAGGAACAGGAAGCCATTACCGGAATCGGATTTGATGCGTTTAAGGATGGATACTTTGACCTTATATCTGATCTGGAATCTACCAACGAAGACCTGGCAGACAATCTGGAAAAGAATCTCCAGAATGCCTTCTTCCGCTCACTTATTGCGAATAAATACAACAGCCAGATTAAAGCCTTATACGACAACTGGGTAAAATTAGGCGAAGACGGACTGACCAGGGATGAAGTGGATAGTCTGAGGGAACAGAATCAGGCAATGGTGGATCAGATGATAAAAGACCGGGAAGAGCTGATGAATACTTTCGGATGGTCTGCATCCGGATCGGGAAGCAGCCAGTCGCCTGGCAGTGGTGCACTTACAACAATGAGCCAGGAAAGCATATCCACCTTCGAGGGCATAGGGCGTAACATGCAGACGCATCTGGCGAATATTGACAAGTTTGTGCAGGAAATCCGAAACACACAGAAGCAGGACAGCCAGACGCTGGCCACCATAGCCGGACACACGGCACATCTGGTGGAGATACACGAGATATTGAGTGATATGAAAATGAACGGAATACAGCTTAAATAATTATCAATTGTCAATTATTAATTATCAATTGAAAGAAATGGACCTTACAGGATACCTTATAATAAACGGAACAGACGTATGGACGGAATACGGTGCCTTTCTGGGCGAGACTGAAGAAGGTGGACACGTGAACATGGATGCCTTGCTTCGCATGCCCAAGGCAAAGGATATTACTACCGTAGACTTCCGGGAACGGAACGGGGTAGAGCTTCCTCAGAACCCAAACGTGAAGCTGGGCAGCATCGAACGTACCTTGCAGTTCTGGCTTCGTGGAAGCTCCGCAGCCGACCGCCTGGACAAATACCAGCGCATGATGACGCTGATTACGTCCGGAATGCTTACGATAAATGTAAAGAATTACCGGACTTACAATATGGTGTATCAGGACATGCCGGCAGAACCGGACTGGTACGAAAGCTACGAAAGAGACCGGTTTTATGTGCTGTTTTCCGTCAAGTTTCTGGAACCGCAGCCATCCGTTTAGGAATTAATTAAACACAGATTAAATGACGATAAAATGGAACTGAAAATATACGATAAAGCCAACAACCTTCGACTGACAGCCAGTCCGAACTCTTCTTCTACCGTCACGGAGGAGATAGGAGGAGAGTGCAGTGTATCTGCATCCTTCACCCATACCGCATACGTTCCGCTGGATGTGGATGACTATATCGATCTGGAAGGTGTGCGTTATAAAATAAAACGCCAGTACCGCCCCAAGCAGAAAAATACACAAACCTATGAATACTCGGTTAAGTTCTACGCCCCTATACATGATGCAGAAGATGTGCTGATGCTGTTTTCTGAAGGAGATACCACATCTGAATTCTATTATGACGGCGGTCCGCGGGAACATCTACAGCTATGGGTAGAGAATATGAACCGTCTGGCCGGAAAAGACGTATGGAGTATCGGAACTGTTATATCGGCTGAAAACAAAAATATAGAATATAAAAACTTGAATTGTTGGGATGCTGCTTTCTCCAGCAATGGTATAGCTGCCACATTTGAAACAGAAATGTGGGCAGACGGATTCGTCATAAATCTTTGCAAAGCTTCGCATGGCGAACGCCAGGAACTGGGCTATATGCAAGGACTCACTAACCTTTCGCAGGAAGATAACGGCGAAGTGAAATTCTTTACCCGCCTGTTTCCGTTAGGATCTACACGAAATATCGATGCAAGTAAGTACGGATATTCCCGGTTGCAGTTACCCAGCCGTGCCAAGTATGTAGACAAAAATGTAAACTTATATGGCGTTAAGGAAGAGACAGAAGAAGCTGCTTTCTCGGCAATTTATCCGAAATACGTTGGAACCATATCTTCCATACGAACTGAAGAAAAAGAGAATGAAAACGGACGCAAATACACGGTGTACTACATCAAGGATGAAGGGATGAACTGGAATCCGAAAGACTACGAGATTCCGGATCTGGATTACATGCTAGAGTTCCAGACAGGAGAACTGACGGGGCGCGGAACTGACGGTTCTTTCCAGGCAGCATGGCATGAGGATACCAGGGAATGGGAAATCATCAATGTTTATCCGGATGAAACAACACAGATCCCAGGTGGTGTAATTGTCCCGAATCCAGGTGATCAGTACATTCCCTGGAACTTCGCCATGCCGCAGGAATACATCACTGCGGCAGAACAGGAATACAAGCAGGCAGTGGATGATTATCTGGCGACCTACAGCTTCGATCCGAATAAATACACCGGAACCACCGACCGGAATTATATCGAGAAGAACGGCACACCCCTAAAACTGGGATGGAATGTGCGTTTACTGTCAGAACAGTATTTCGGCAGCACCGGAGGATACAAGGATACACGTATCATCAAGGTGCAACGCAAGTTGAATGATCTGTGCCAGGCTACGATCACCTGTTCGGATCAGGTCGGCACCGGATGGAAGTCGTCTGTGGATAACCGGCTGAATAATTTGCAGTATGTATTATCTCAAAAGCAAGAGCAGGAAGTTATCGACATTATCAAAACAACGGATAACAAGACCCCGTCAGACTATAATGTATTTTCTGCCCTGAAATCAATAGGCATGTTTTTGAGGAAAGATAAACCTGACAGCACTAATTTTTTAATAAAACTATTAGGTGGTCTTATATCAGATAATATAGAATCACAAGACTTTTCTTCCGGACCTTTTGGCTCCGGCTTTGTTGTTAAAAGAGACCCCGAGACCGGCAAAAGCTATATTGAGGCTGATGAGATATACATACGCTTAAAAGCGTACTTTGATACGCTGGAGATTAAACATCTTGCACATGTCGGTGGTCGTGTGGTTCTTTCTCCGGCCAGCATGGAGTGTACAAGAGTTGAAGTAATATCTACCGATATGGATGCTTTGTACGATTACAATGGAGATCCGTTATATGATGTGGAAAGCAGTAGATTGTATGCATTAAAGAATGCCACAAGATCTGTTAGTGTTTATCGGTGCTATTTTAAGCAATCTGATGATACAAAAGAAATTATTAACGAATTTGCAGTTGATGATTTGGCACAATGCAGGGAGTTTAATGTAAAAGAAAATGTATCTCAAAATGTATCAAATCAATATTATTGGAGACGTGTTGTCGCTGTTGGAAAAGACTATATAGACCTGTCAGCAGATGATTGTGATGCAGGAAGTATGGAGCCGAAGGCTGGAGACACGATTGTTACTATTGGTAACAAAACAAACGCCGCACGACAGCATGTTGTATTTCTATCTTCTTATGACGATGATGCACCTTGCATTAAGTTGTATAGCGGTATCAATGATTATTCCATGCTGAACAAGGAGGTTACTGTTATATCCCCAAATGCAGACAAGAATGTATTTACCGGAAAGGTAATTATCAAACCGGGTTCTGAAGGATTTGGAAATCTTACAGATGCTCCGGATATGAATGAAATAGAATCATCTATTTCGGACGCAAAAAATGCGGCATTAGATGCGCAAGATGCAGCTAATACAGCACAAGGTGCTGTTAGTGATCTGAATGATTATGTAGACGGTGCCTTTTCGGATGGGATAATTGAAAAAAGCGAGGCTCAAGCAATAGAAAAGTATATCAACACGGTAAATCAGACAAAGAAAGAAGTTGAAGCTACATACAATGTTCTGTACACTAATCCATATTTAACAGGTACGGCTAAAACTACATTGCTTAATGCTAAAGTGTCTTTTTTTGCTGATGTAGATGCGCTGATTGAATCAATCAATACGGCTATATCAGACGGTAAAACAACAGCGTCAGAAAAAAGTAATGTTGACAGTAAGTATAATGCCTTCAACTCATCTTATGCAACTCTGTCTACCGCAATAGAAAATGCTAATAAGGCTATACAGGATAAATTAAAAGAACTTGCAGCACAAGAAGCCGTTGAAAGTGTAAGATCGGAAATTGAGGAAGTAACTGATGAAGCTAAAAAAGATTTAGCAATAAAGTTGGGATATGCCAGTTATGAAGAAATGGTCGCTTATGCCGAAAAAGGTGAAACAGTAATTTCGGGAGGGCATATAAATACCAAAATCATAGAAGCAGAAGCAATTGTTACGACGGCTCTTATTACAAGTGCCATAAAAACAACTACTTTAAATGTAAATGATAAATTTATAGTTGAAAAGGATGGTACGTTTAAAGCAGTTAAAGGACTGTTGGAAGAAATGAATATAAATGGGGCATTTAGGGCGCCATTTAAGCAGGATGCATTATCCGGGGGAATAATTATTGGAGATACAAAAAAACAAATAACAAATAACTCTATATTAACTAACACGGTAGGAGGTACTGTTATTGTTGATCTTCCTAGTGGAGAAGATTATGATGGGTTTACATCCACCATTATTAATTACGACAATAGTTCAAACAAGACAAAGGGTAAAATACAATTACAATGTACTTATCCAATTTTTGAAGATGGAACTTCTAAAACATCTGTTTTACTAGAATCTTATGAAGGAATAGATATACAAGGTTTTTCTAACGGGGTATCATTTATAGGATGGATTGTAAAAAACAGATTTAAACTAGCAGAAAGTAGTGTTGAAATGGTTAATGTTTCCGCACATGCAGATCCAGCGGAAGGAGGTACGATAAATGGTACGGGCATAAAGCCAGTTGGAACAAAAGGAACGTTACAAGCTATCGCTAACAGCGGTTATTTGTTTAAACGATGGAATGATGACACAACAAATGCAAGCAAAGAAGTTATATGGGATGTTGATAAGCAATATACAGCATATTTTGAAGTAAAACCAGTAACAAAATACACATTAACTTTGAATGTATCTCCTGCTGGTTCGGGAACGGTAAGCGGAGCAGGTCAATACGATGCAGGAACAGAAGCTAAGATTTCAGCAACACCTAATTCCGGTTATGCATTTGACCGATGGAGTGATGGTGATACTAACACTAGCCGTTATATTACAATGAACAGCAGCAAAACATTAACCGCAAACTTTGAACAACATACAGCAAGTGACGATAATATATTTGCAAATATAAATGTAGAGCAGATAGATAACGATGAAGGAGCATTTACATCTGTTTATTTTAACAAAATACTTGTGCTGGGTAATGCAGGTTCGGAAACTTATGCAAATGGAATATGCTCTTTAAATAAGGGTTATCTTGCTGGTCGAATAAAAGCAGGATTAAGATATAGGCTAACATTTAAGCATTATAGTGGAGATGGAACAGAAGCATTTTTTGTTGGTATTGGAGATTTAGGAAGTAACCCATCAGAAACAGCAGGATGGGATTTGGTATATGATGGCTCAGTAGATTCTATTACAATAGGACAGGAAACAATAAGCAACCCCGAAATATTTACTAAAGAATTTACAGCAAGAAGAACATCTACAGCTTCAGATGGTTTATTCCTTGCAGGACAGGTTAAAGACCAAGCGTATTTAAAAGATTTTGAACTTAGAGAAATATAATTATGGGAGTAATAAATAAGACAACGGAGAAAATCAATACCTTGTTAGACAAGGTTGAAGAATTGCCGGAAGAAGGCTTGATTGGAAAAACTCCTGTTTTTGATATAGGTTATGTAACAACAGTTACAGCAGGAAGTCCAGCTAAAGTAAATATAAGAGAAAATGGGGTTGATGAAAACGGAAACCCCATATATCTTATTGACTTTGAAATACCTAAAGGAAAGGATGGTATAACAACAGACCCGGAAGGGAATCCTGTTACAATAGGATGGGAATCTGTATTAAATAAACCGCAATGGATAGACTCACAAACAAAGCCTGCATACACAGCAGAAGAAGTTGGAGCATTACCTAATACGACTGTATTTAAGACTATAAATGGAGAGAATATATTAGGGGAAGGCGATATACAAATACAAGGTGGAGGTTCCGGAACCGGAGTAGGACAAAATTATGCAGGATATAAAAATGCCGAAATATTTAACGATTACGAAAATAATATTGCGGCTGGAGCGCACGCACATGCGGAAGGAAGGGAGACTAATGCAACCGGACCTAGATCGCACTCAGAAGGTTATCAAACAAAAGTTTTTGCGGCAGATTCGCACGCAGAAGGTAGGGAAACTTGGTGTTTAGGTAGTCAAGGCCATGTAGAAGGAATGTATGGTATTGTATTTGGATCATTATCTCATCTTGAAGGCATGGCATTTCAGCAAGAATTACCGGAAGAATCTAGGCCTAAGTTGCTTAACGATGAAGAAACAATAAGAACATTTCTGACTTCTAATTACTTTGCAACACAATCAACTGATGCAGGTTATTATATAATAGCTGATTATGAAAGCATGCAAAAAGATTATTGCTTACATGCGTCATTTGGAGAAAGAAATCATGTTGAAGGAATTAATAATCTTTGTTTTTCTAATACTTCTCATGTTGAAGGTATGTATAATGTATGCGGTAAAAAAATCACATCTCATGGTGCATCTAGAATACATGATTGTGTACACATGGAAGGTAGGAATAATTATGTAGACAACGAAATTAATATCAGCGATAGTTCACATGTCGGAGGTGCTTATTGTATAATATATGGTGCTCGTTTTTCATTTGCACACGGAGAAAATTTAACAACGTATAATGATCACGAAGTTTCATTCGGAAAATATAATTTATCAACTATTAATGGAAAAAATGTATTATTTTCGTATGGAATTGGAGAAGCAGAAGATAATAGAAAAAATGCAATATCTGTTTTTGAGGATGGATCTGTAGAAATACCACAATTCACATCGGAAAGAATAGAATTAGCTATAAGTAATTCAGAACAACTAAGTGTTCATGTTACAGAATTACAAAGTCAATTATTGGCTAAAATAAACAACCTAGAAGAAGAGATAAAGGCATTATATGATTATATTATAAACAATCCTAATATTCCGACTGATAAAAAGGCTTATGTTATCGGAATAAATCTTATATTTAAGGATTCGGAAAATATAAGTGTTGTAGATGGTTCATTAAATATAACAGATAGTGATATAATAGTTGAAAACGAAACATTAATAATTTAAGATTATGGCAGGACAAATTAAAAAAATTACAGTAGGTGGAGAAACCTATGAAATAGGTGGTGGAATATCTGCGCCAATTTCAACGACCTATTCAGAGTTGAAATCTCTTAAAGAATCAAGTCAACTTGTGATAGGTCAAAAATATAGAATTACAGACTTTGTTTCTGTTTTTGATGAAACAGGAATTACATCAGCAAATCATCCTTTTGATTTGATTATAGAAGCTAACGCAAATAACGGATTCTCTGAAACAGCTATTGCTATATTGCATGAAGGTGATGATTATTTTGCAAATCAAAATTTAGGTGCTTGGCAGGTGTCTTATTGCTTTGATAATGATACAAAAAGATTTTCTCAAGCGTCTTCTTCCGGTAAAGGATTTATTTACTATCTAAAGGATGAATACGGGAATGAAGCGTGCTATGATTTTAAAAATGCATTGTTCCAGTTATCTAGCACAGATTATGACTTTGTTCCCGGCACAATTAACGCATACACATTTTCTACATATATAACAGATATGTCTGATTCTATTGATGCGTCTTTAAATGCTAATTCAGTAGTTGTTAAAAATTGCTCTGTTAAATCATTTAACAGAACGGTTTTAATGGTAAAAAAGCCATCGTTATTATCGCAAAATTTATCCGAAAATGTATTATATTCTGATGGAGATGGAATAGTAATGAATACTAGTATGGCAGTAGGTGCTTTAATGAATAAAAATAATATTAAAGGTTCATTATATTTAAATACATCTTCTGGATTTAAATCAAATACAGTAGAATCCGGAAGCAGATCTTTTAAATTGAAGTTATCCGGGAGCAATTCAGATAATAATAAATTTATATATTATGCTGCAGCTAAACCGGGATCTTTTACTAGTAATAAAGGAATATCAAAATGTACAATTAAAATTGATTCAGATCCTAAATTAACTCTTAATAGTTGTACATTAGAACTTACTGATGCAATTATATTGGAATCAGAATCAGAACACACAATATCATCACAAGATTTTAAGATGAAAAATGTTAAGGTAAACTCTGATGGTACATATAAAGCAATTGATCCGTTTGCATGAGAAAAATAAGAATAGGTAAGGATATTGTTCTAAGATGGGCAATTCTTACAAACGGAGAAGCCTTATCTCTTGAGGGTAGAAATCTTAAACTATTTATCAGCGATAGTTTAAATGCCAAAATAGAGTTAGATTTTTCCGTTTCCGGCAACAACTTAGAGGCGCAGTTTAAGGGTGTTCAACAAAAAAGGCTTGGAACATACCGACTAACATTGTGGGAGAATTATCAACAAGAAAATCAGTCTGTTGTTGACTATTGCGATGTTTTTCAATTAGTTGGTTCTACATGCGAAGAAAATGATGATGTAGAAGGAGTTCAAACAGGAACTGTAATTAATCTTGATACATCTAATTTTGAGATAATAAGCAAGAACGGAATATATTCTCCGCAGATTAGGTACATACAAACTATAACACAAGAGGAATATGATAGCCTTGCTGATAAAGATGAAAATACATTATATGTAGTGTTATGACGTTAAATGAAGCAATTGATATATACTTTAGAAATAAACAAGTTAAAAAACTAGCGGTAGGTAATAATGTCATTTGGCGGAAAGATGCATACCTAAAGATTGCTCCGGATAAAATTTGGCTGATGAAGTCAAATGACTATCAAGCCGATGTGCAGATATTATCAAACGTAAAATGGGATGTAAAATAAATCATTAATTAAAACACAGAATTATGGCGACAAAACCAAGTTGGCTAACAGTGTCCCCAATGGCGGGATCTGGAAATGATACCTTGCAAAATACGGCAAGTGCACACACTGGACGATTAGTCCGTACAGGAACGGTAACCGTGACCGCAGTTGGAGTTTCACTACCAAAAACATATAGTGTGACTCAAGAAGCAAAGGCTGAATTTATCAGTATTGATAATGGAGCTACTATGGCTGCTGATAAAAGTGGCGGAAAGGTTACTGTGACAGGTAAATCTAACTCTCAGGCATTATCTTTTGCTTGGGTAGGGTATGATAAAGAAGCAACAATTGCTGCAAAGTATACAGCAGGAGGTAAACAAACTAACAACTCAGAAGCAATTGAAGGAGATCCCGGAGGTAGTGCAGAATATAACTGGTCTGTTGAATTAACTTTGCCTGCAAATACAACTGTTGAGCAAATTGACCGAACATTAAAGGTAAGCAATGGTTCTTCAATATCTCAGCAAATAGTCATCGAACAGACCGCAGGAGATGCAACATTGTCACTGAACGAAGAAGCCATTACTATACCTGCAGATGGATCTGCTGTCAGCGTAACAGTAACCTCAAATACTTCTTGGACGATATCATAATAAACAAGATGTATGGAAAAGATTATACCTTGGGATATAGGTGGAGGAAATCTCCACCTATCCTATACAGGTCAAGGAACTGGAGAGTTGCAGATTTGGAGTGACACCCGTAATTATACAGGTAAAATACGTCAGAAATCAGTTCGATTACAAACGAAAGAGGGAAATACAGCAATTGAACTATTAATATCCCAGCAGTGTTATAAAGCTTATGTAGAAGGAAATACACTGTTATTCACGGATGCTATAAAGGTATATGTAATTGACGGATCAAATTTAAATATAGATGACAAAGATGTATATGTTTCTAATGAAACAATCCATATTTAAACGCTTTTTAAGTTCTGTTTAAAGCAACTTAAGTCTAATTGGGTAAAGGCTTTGTTTTTAACAATAAAAATCACATTTCGTTTTGTGCTAATAGAAGTGAAAATCGCACAAAACGTTTTGAGAAAGTAGCTACATTTCGTTTTGGGGCTTGTAAAATAAAAAGAGTAAATCAACTTGTAAAACTTTGATTATCTACAACTTAATTTACTCCCAACTAGTGTACACCCTCAGGGATTCGAACCCTGGACCCACTGATTAAGAGTCAGTTGCTCTACCAACTGAGCTAAGAGTGCATCCACTATAAATTGTCAAATTTCCCGAAAAAATTGTACACCCTCAGGGATTCGAACCCTGGACCCACTGATTAAGAGTCAGTTGCTCTACCAACTGAGCTAAGAGTGCGTTTCTTTTTCGATTGCGGGTGCAAAGGTAGGTTCTTTCTTTGAAACCTGCAAGAAAAAATCTATTTATTTTTTATCTTTTGTTCGCTGTTTTTCTCTTCTCCCTTGAAATCAAACAATTAAAAAAAGGGAACAGAATCAAAAAAATCTGCTCCCTTCCTTTTTTATGGCTTATACCAATTGATATTCGTCGGTATGATACAAATACGGCATGTGTACCTGTTTATATTCGAAGAGTTCTTCCGGTTTGAAGAAACGGTTGATTTCTTCGATGGCTGTTTTAGGAGAATCCGAAGTATGAACGATATTTTCCTGTGAGCTGACACTGAAGTCTCCCCGGATTGTTCCCGGTATGGCAACGCGTCCGTTGGTTGCTCCGGTCATGGAACGCACAACCTGAATCGCATCCACTCCTTCGTAACAGCATACGATTACCGGAGATGCCATCATGGAATTTTTTACACGTTGGAAGAATGGTTTTTCACTGAGGTGGGCATAATGCTCATTAAGCAGTTCGTCCGTCAGTTGCATCATTTTCATACCAGCCAGTCGAAGGCCTTTCCGTTCAAAGCGAGTAGTGATTTCTCCGATTAGTCCGCGTTGTACAGCTGACGGTTTCAGAATAACGAGAGTTTTTTCCAGACTCATAATGGTGTTATGTTTTTAAGATTAATACAAAGTGTTTTCATGCCACATTCTGTCAGTAGCGGAATATGACGTGCCAAATATACGATTAATTTTGAAAAAGGAGTCAGTTTCGGAGAAAAAAATGCGGTGCATCGTTACTTCCCGCCCGGGGCGGTTGTGAGTATACGGTGCACCGCATCTGAAAAATGTATTGTCCGGCAGTCCGGTTCTTATTCGAAGCAGTAAAGTTCCGAAGGGCTGGTCCGTTTCAGGGGAATGACCTGCAAGTCCTGTCCTGTCAGAATTCCCCGTTCCTTCAATGCCATTTCTACGGTCTTGTAAGCCAGTTCCGGGTGATTGTTGTCTTTACTCAGATGACAAAGCCACAGGTACCGGAGTCCTTCGGGTTTATGATTCGCTATATAGTCCGCCATTTCCCGGTTGCTCATATGGCCGTTCGGTCCGGCAATGCGTTCTTTCAGGTGAGCAGGATAAGGTCCCATTCTCAGCATGGTCTCATCATAATTGGCCTCCAGAACCAGATAATTGGCCATGCCGATATAATGTGCGGCAGTCTCGGTGATATGCCCGATGTCCGTCAGGAAAGCAAAAGTCTTTCCGTCAATCGAAATACAGTAGCCTACATTGTCTGTACCGTCGTGAGGCACTTCGAAGCAGGTTATCTGAAAATCCTTCAGTTGCATGGTTTCTCCTTTTCGGATGAAATGCGTATGTGCTTCATCCAGCTTTTCGGTCATGCAGTAACTCCGGTTGATGCCCTGATGTACTTCAGGTGTAGAATATATCGGAATGTTATGTTTGCCCGCCAGGTGTCCGACAGCTTTGATATGATCAGCATGATCGTGAGTGATGAAGACAGCCCGGATCAGTCCCATGTCCAGTCCTCTTTCCTTGAAAACTTTTTTAATGGTGCGTATGCCTATTCCCGCATCAATCAATATGGCGTCTGTGTCTGTAGCCAGATAGTAGCAATTGCCACTGCTCCCGCTGGCCAGGCTCATGAATTTTACTTTCATTGCAATAATTTTTTTCGATAAGGGAACGCAAAGATAATAAGATGCCGCGGATTTCCATCATTTATGCGTATATTTGCCCCCGATTTTTTAACGTATAGACCGATGAAGCCACAATTGTTGATTGGAGCCCCTACTTCCGGAAGCGGAAAGACAATGTTTACTTTGGGATTGCTGCGTACATTGAAGAAGCGCGGTTTGAAAGTTCAACCCTATAAAGGCGGTCCTGACTATATAGATGCGCAGTATCTTACGATTGCTGCCGACAGGGATGCCGTAAATCTGGACACGTGGATGGCTTCGTCGACTCATGTCCAGTATGTCTACAACCGGTATGGAGAAAAGGCCGATGTCTGTGTGGCAGAAGGGATGATGGGGCTTTA